CAATGCTTACCCAGGACCGCGAGGTACGGGAATACCTATCACTGAGGGGTGCAACACTTAAGGAACACCATACTGGAAACAATAAATGGGATACTGACTTTGGAGTTGCATCCCTTACAACTTTGTTTCATGGGTATGAAGAAGGTAATAATTTAATTGAGTTTCCTTCTACCCACATGTCAGAAGGATTAAAGGCTCTTATTGAACAACTAGTTACTTGGTATCCAGATGCACCAAGAAGTCAAAAGACGGACTGTGTTATGGCGTTTTGGTTTACCGAACTTGCTATAAGAGACCGCATTGCTAACGCAAATTATTTTGCTCGCTCCCATCGTACAACTAATATGTTTCATACTAAGTACGATAAATCAAGACAGATAAATGTTGATTTGTCTGATTATGCTCACAACTAAGATAGGAGGTAAATGTGCCACTTTCCATAGATGAAATTAAAAATACCTATGACCGTTATCGCAGAATGTATGATGACCGCGACCAACGCATGAACCAAGTGTTACAAGTTCGTCAAGGCAAGATGCGTGATGTTTACCCAGATTTATTCCCAGATGGTCCTTTTGAAAATCCTATTGTTGCAAATATGGTTGATATTGCTGCCAGAGATTTAGCAGAAGTTATTGCTCCACTACCAGGTTTTAGTTGCACATCAACTTCTATGGTTTCAGATATTGCTCGTAAAAAGGCTGACAAGCGTGGTGAAATTGTAAACGGTATTGTTGATTTTTCTGATTTACAATCACAAATGTTTACCGCTGCTGATAGATATGTTACCTATGGTTTCGTTCCAGTTCAAGTTGAAATTGATTTTGATGAACAAATGCCACGCATTAGATTTTTTGATTCATTAGGTTGTTATCCAGTTATTGACCGTCATGGCAAAGTAACAATGTTTTTTCAAAGAATGCAAAAGCCAACTGAAGAACTTATGGCGCAGTATCCAGAGATTGCTCATTTAATTTACGACAAAAATGTATCATCATCAATGTCTGAAATTGTGCGTTACCATGATAAAGACCAAGATGTTTTGTTTATGCCTAACCGTAACAATTTAGTTTTAGACCGCGCTCCTAATCTTATGGGCGAGGTATTAATCCGTGTAGTTAAACGCCCATCATTAGATGACCAAACCCGTGGTCAGTTTGATGATGTATTAGCAATCCAAGTAGCAAAAGCAAGGTATGCACTTCTTGCTCTTGAGGCGGCAACTAAATCAGTTCAGGCACCGATTGCGATGCCTCAGGATGTTAGCGAGTTAGCCCTTGGACCAGATGCAATTATGCGTTCCAGCAAACCTACTGAAATTCGTAGAGTACCGCTTGACTTACCTAATAATGTGTTCGCACAGTCACAGGTTCTTGAAAGTGAGTTGCGTTTAGGTTCAAGATTTCCAGAAGTTAGAACTGGTAATTCAGATGCCTCTATTGTTACAGGCCAAGGTATTAAGGCTCTTATGGGTGGATTTGATACACAAATCAAAACTGCACACTCAATGTTTGCCCGTGTCTTTACTGAGTTATTAGCATTATGTCTTAAGGTAGATGAAAAAGTATTTGCCAATACTGAAAAAGAACTTGCTGGTATTTACAATGGAACTCCTTACAACATTAAATACAAACCAAGCCGTGATATTGCTGGCGATTACACCGTAGATGTTCAATACGGATTAATGGCTGGCTTAGACCCAAATAGAGCATTAGTGTTTGGATTGCAGGCTCGTGGAGATAAATTAATTTCTCGCGATTTCTTGCGCCGTCAAATGCCTTTCTCTTTTAATGCTACACAAGAAGAACAAAAAGTTGAAACAGAAGAATTACGCGATGCTATGAAACAAGCAATCGCCTCTTATGCACAAGCAATACCTGCCCTTGCAAGTCAAGGACAAGACCCATCCGACATACTCCGCAAACTTTCTATGGTAATTAGCGAGCGCCAAAAGGGAACTGTTATTGAAACAGCAATCCAAAAGGCGTTTACGCCCGAGGTTCCCGCCCCTGCTGCTAATGCCCCTGCGACAGTAAATCCAGCCTCTGGTATGCCAGGTGAGGCCGCGGCAGGTGGCGCGGGTTTACCAATGGGTATGAGTGAAACTGGTCGTATGCAAGGTGTTGCACCTGGACAAATAGCACCAGGTGGTCGCCCCGATGTTCAATCTCTCCTAGCCTCATTGGGCCAAGGTGGACAAGCAAACCTACAAGCAACAGTCGCAAGACGGATACCAGTATAGGAAAGGAGAATAACCATGGCTAAGTTCGGAAATCCAGTTATGCCTAAGAATCAACCAGGAAAAGGCAGTAAACCTGCCAATCAAGGTAAAGCAGGCAAAGCAAATGTGCAACAACCAACAATGACAGGTGTGCCAAAGGCTTCAAAGCCTGGAGCATCAGTAACAATGTTGAGCAAGCAACCTAGTGGTACTCGCGGAAGCAAGTAATTAAATAGAAACAGAGGCAGTTTTGAGAGAGTTCTCGCCTCATGTCTTAAGTAAGAACTCTCAATTTTTATTAACGCTCTTATAGCGAAGGAATAACATGGCAGACGAAGCAGCAAATAATTTTAAAATATCCGCAACAGGCGGAGCAGGTAGTGCAGGACAACCAGCCCAGTATATGTCTAACGACTATGAAAGAACTGGCGATGCTGGAAATATGGAACTTCAGACATCTGCCAAAATGAATAAGTCTGGCGTTAACATTCCAAAAGGTATTGGACAAAATGCACCAAGCATGGGCATGGGTGAAGATGTAACCCCACTAAATGCTTTTACAACAGAACCCGATGTGCACCCAGCAAATGGCGCAGCAATGGGGCCTGGTCAGGGACCAGAAGCACTTGCATCTACAGGAATGTTAGATATGCAAAACAATGAAGATATGATGAAATTAAAAGCGGTTCTTCCTATTTACAAAACTCATGCGGAAACCCCAGGCGCAACAAACGCTTTCCGTAACTTTACTCGTTGGTTAGATTCCCAATAATGACATGGACAGACACCCTCGGTAAAGTAGCAAAAAATGTTGTTGACTTTACTGGTATTCCAGGACTTATGCATGATATGTCAAATGTCCTGTCTAACGATGACCCATGGTATGTAGATGGAGTCAACCTTGTTAAAGATGCTGCCAAAATTGGAACTACTCCAGTTCGTGGTGCAGTAAAAGGTTTACTTGCAGTAGGTCAAAAGTCTTATGAAACAGGCGGTGTTGTTCGCCAAAAGATGGAAGAATCTTTACTTGATACACCCTTTATGTATAACAAGTTTAAAAATCCTGGTGAATCATTTGATTCTTACCGTATGCGTGTTGCTGAAAACAAAGACCAAATTTCTCTAGGCCAAGCAACCCTTTCAATTTTATCTCCAGGCAAGAATGTTGCAGAACGCAGTGGTTGGTTTGCTGATGCTCTTGATAATAACCTTAAATTCCTATCTGCTGGTTTTGATTTGTTTAATGCTGAGGACCGTAAAACTGCTTTCTCTGACCAATACACAGGAAAGTTTCTTAGCGGTGCAGAAGATTTAGTTGCATCAACAGTTATTGACCCATTGACCTTTACTGGTTTCTTGGGCAAAGGCGCAGTAATTGCATCTAAAGGTTTGCAATACGAAAATATTAATGGCAAATTATCTCGTGCAGTATTTGGTAGATACGCCATGACTAACGAAAAAATGGATAACATTTTAGAGCGCACTTTAAAAGGTGAAACTCAGGCTACTAAAGATGTTGATTTCTTAGCGCAAACAGATGCTAAAGGTCAGTATGGTTACTGGAAAGAAAAAAGAGTTACCAATCCAGATGCCATGGCTTATATGTTTGGCAAAGTTGATAACAAGCAAGATGTAGTTTCTTTGTTCCGTGCTCTTATGAATAAAGAACCAAAGGCTATGGCTGAAATTGCAGAAAAAGATTCTGAATTAGCAGTAATGCTAGATAACACATTAGATGTTTCGCATCCTAACCGCCAAATGCTTGATGGTAAATTAGAAGGAGATGTACTTACATCCCCTGACTACAATCATTCTGTTGGTTCAATAATTCAAAATTTAAAAGATTCAGACCCAGCCTTCCTTGAAAAATTTAATGAAGTTGCCACTGGTCGCCCATTTACTTACGGGTTTGAAAAGAAGTTTTTACAAGAATCACGCTTTGGTGCTGTTAATAAAGCCACAAAATCTGCTGCTCGCGTATTTGCTGAGCCACAGGCTGTAACCTTTCTTAAGACATCACTACATCCAATCATAAAGATTGGTCATTTCTTCAAAGAAGAACTACCAAGCGGTGTGTTTAATGTTAATGATGCAAACTCATACACAGAATTTAATACATTCCTTCGTCAAACAAACGATTTATCAGGTGGTAAGTTTCGCGAAACATCAAAAGGCTTGGCTGATGAGTATTTAGCAGCAATAACTCCAAACGAACGCTTAGATGTAATTAAAAAATCAGAGCGTTTAGCAATTAATGCCTTGTTTCCAAACTATGACACCGAAACACTTGACAAGATTTACAGAATCTATGATGCACGCCGTGCTTCATTAATTGAAAGACACAACAATCAAGGTTTTCTTGGCTATTTTGATAATGGTCAATTTGTTAACATGTCATCACCATTGTTACAACGCCAAGGCGCTAACACTGTAGTGATTATGGACATTGGCAAACTTGCTCAAGGTGTAAAAGCCCACGAAAGAGTGCTACCTACCTTGCTACAAGGGTTAGATGTAGACAATCTTGCTATCCGTTCAGCCAAAACATCGGCTGCATTAGATACAATTAACAGTATTTTTAAAACTTCTGTGCTTATGCGCTTTGGTTACACCACTCGTAACCTTGCAGAAGCCCAATTATCTATGATGGCTAAGGGTTTTGCCCTACCAGCGATGGTTGCCTCAGGTGGTAAGGGTGCAGTTGAGCGTTTCTTTAACAATCGTAAGGTTGGATTCACCCGTTTAGTTGACCAAGTAAATATTATGTCTGGCAAAACAGATGATTTTAATGTCTTACAACATGAAATTGCTTCACAAACTGACATGCTTCGCTCAGTTGATATGGGCAGACAACAACTTGCTAAGGCTGTTAGCCAACGCATTGGTGAAATAGAGCGAGATAGATTTACATTACGGTTAACTGGGGATACTGGCCCACTTACCGTTGAAGATGAATTAAATACTCTTAAAGGTGTGCTTGCAGATTTAGAATCAGTAACCCTTTACCATGGTTCTTCTGGTCCTTTAGCCTTAGATAAGACTCGTGCATTGGCAGCCTCTGCTTCCCCAAACATTGCTCGCCGTTATACAGGCACAGGAACTATCCACGCTGCAGAGCAATACATAGAAACACCATCTGGTCGCCCTGGTCGTTTAGGACAAAAGCCAACTGATACTTCTGGTCAACTTAAACCATTAAATGAAGAAGAAGAAATTAAGCGTTTAAATCCAAACATGAAAGAAGATTTTGGAAATATAACTAACACTGCATTAGTTAAAACAAATTTTGTTAAAAAGTTTATTGAGTTTAATCGTGCTGGATTTGAAGCAACTCCAGATTATAGCGCTAAAACTATTGCAAACATTACCGAAGATTTAAAATCTGGTAGAGGATTTACAGACCCTTTAGTTTTGGCGTATTCTGTTGATGATAATGGAAAATTATTATTAAAATTAACAGAAGGAAACCATAGGATTCAAGCAGCATTAAATGCTAATCTTGATTTTGTTCCAGTTAAAATTGTTAGAGCATATAATAAAGAAAAAAATCTAAAATCTGCTAATTTAATTTCAAAAATTAAACCAGATAAAAATGGGTATATTCCTGGTAATCCAAATGCTCGTGAACTTTTAGAATCTAGCGCATTAAAAGATTTAAGTGTATTTCCTAAAGGCCCTACACCTAAGCGTGCAGCAACCATTGAAGAAGCAACAACTAATCTTTTAACAGATATGATTAACGCTGTAAATACGGGTAAGACAGTAGAGTTACGCACCCCTAAGGGCTGGCGTAAGGTTGAATCTCTTACTATGAACAATGTTAAACTGGCTGAAGAAGGCGAATTACAATTTACACCTGAAAAGTTCCAACGCTCAGTATTCCGTGTGGGTGCAGGCACAGGTAAAGTTGAGCCTGTTCGTGTATATGGTAAACCTATTTACCTACAGCAATGGTCTGACATTCCATTAGAACTGCGTGACTCAGCCTTTGGTGGCAAGAAATCTAACTTTAAATCATGGATTACATCAAAAGGTTGGAGCAATCCAAATGACCCTGTGTTTAAATACATGCGTGAGAACGGTTATGGTCGTGCAGTTGTTGCAGATGATGCCCGTGCTGGTGGTTTAAGTCATATTGCTTTACCTGAAAGCATTGGTAAAGATGGCCGTACTGGTGTAGTTGAGCGTAAAATAAGAGAAGCAGAAGTTCCTGCGGGTGCATTACCAGAGTCTGGAATACTGCAAACACCAGAAGAACGCCGCACTGCTCGCAAATTCTTAGGCAAAAAGGCTCGCTTACAAAAGCAAGAGTATTCAGTATCTCCTTATTACACCGAAGATAATGTTCATGCAATGATTAACAACGGTGTTGAAGATGCTGCTGCTAGATTATCACAAGAATATGCACAGGCTCATGCACATCTTGATGACTTATTCTCAAGACTTAATGTAACTATTGACCGTGCTGAATCAACTGCTGTTAAACAACGCACTGGTTATGGCACAACATCAACTGAATTTGGTGGACATTCTTACACATTGCCTAAGGCATTTGAAGAAGCATCATGGTTCCTAGGGCGCACATCTGCTGACCAAACATGGAACGCATTAGTTGGTAGCCATGAAATGGCATTCTCTGCTGGTGTTGGTTCTCGCACAGTTCGCACTATTGACCCATCTGACCCTAAGTATTATGAGGGTTGGGCTAACATATTAAATTTCCACTTCCGTGACCCAGAAACTGGTGTAATGGACCCAGTAGTTCGCAAGATTCTTGATGGTCAAAATGACCAAGAGATTCTTAGATGGTTCCATAAACACGAAGGTATGCTGTACGCAAAAGAAGCATACACACTTGTAGGTGAAGGCAAAGGCGCAACCAAATTAATGGGTGGCGAACTTGATGAACATTTACTTGGCAAGTTAAATGAAACTCGTTCTGCTGTTGGGGTTTATATCCCTGATAATGAAACATCATTAATGCTTAGTGCTGCCAAAGAAAACGGCAAGCCACTATCTGGTGGAGATGTTCAAAAGTTTTTAACAGAACGCTTTGGTAAAAGCCCAGAGAAACTTCAACCAATCAATGGTTTATTAATTACTTCATCTAAAGAGTATAAAGACCAAGAGCGTTTGATTGATACTTTCCAACGGCGTGTAATGCGCTTTCTTGGTGCAATGCCTGAAGATATTTTTGCTCGGCATCCATTAACTGTTGCAGTTTATGAGAAAGAACTACGCCTTAACATGGCTGCTATGGCAGATGTTAAGGGTGCAGATAGACTTACTCCAGATGAAATTAACCGTGCTGTTTCTAACGCTCGTGAGCGAGCACGCCAAGAGGTAGAGCGCACATTGTTTACCATTGTTCGCAGAACTGGTGCTTCATCTAGCCAAACAATGAAGTTGTTATTCCCATTCTATGCAGCCTACGAAAACACTTTAAAGCGTTGGGGCGGCATGTCTATGGATAACCCATCTATAGTTTCAACCGCTGCTCGTACCATTGCTCAGGTAGTTAATGGTCAAATGGTTGTTGATAGAGATGGTAATGAGATTACAGATGCTACAAAATTGCAAGGTGATACCACTGCAAATCTTGTAGTAAGAGTGCCACAAGGATTTATTAAAGCATTACCTGCTGAGTGGCAACAAGTTGTAGAGAACTCATTTAAGAATATCAATATACCTTTGCGAAGCCTAGATGTAATTACTCAAGGCAATGTTGGTAACCCAGGATTTGGTCCATTTGCTACACTTCCAACATATTTAATTGTTAAGCAAAAACCAGAGTTAGAAGATGCTTTAAAACCATTCTTCCCAGTTGGCATACCTCAGTCAGCAACTGATATTTTTACACCTAGCGTTATTCGCCGTCTTAATACAGTATGGAGCAAGGATGAGATGTATGTTCGTACATACAATCAGATGCTTCGTTATGAAACATACTTGTATAACCAAGGCAAGCGCACAGATGCTCCACTACCAAGTGAGATTGAAAGCAAAACTAATAAGTTTTTCTTCCTTCGTGCATTAACATCTATATCTGCACCATTTGCTATAGCACCTGAACTAGATTTCTATGCTCAAACTTTCCGCCAACTACAAACTAAATATGCTGACTACACAGACCCAGAAACTGGTAAGCGTGTGTATGGTATGGCAGAGGCTGAGTTCCTTAAGCAGTACCCAGATTTCTTTGAAGCAACTGTAAGCCTTTCAAAAAACGAAGGCGGCATAGAGCCAAGTATTCAAACAGTTCGCAACCTTCGTAAATATAGCAACCTTATGGCTATGGCCCAAGGTAAGGGAGACCCAGAGTTAATTGGTTTCTTAGCCGATGACGGAGATAACAAGTACACATTTAGTCAGGCTGCTTACCAATGGCAATATGGCCATGGTGCTACACCAGGCGCTGGCAGTACATACCGCCAAAACAGAACATCTAATGAGTTATTAAAAGATGCAAATGTTAAGCGTGGTTGGGCAGAGTTCCAACAGATACAACAAATTATTAAAGCATACCAAATTCAAAATGGTATTACCTCTGATAGCGACCCACAAATGAAAGCAGTTAAAGAGGCTAAATCACTTTGGGTTCAAGCAAAGGCTAAAGAAAACCTTGACTGGTATTCTGAATATGTATCGCCAGATAGAGCAAAGTATGCACGCCGTGCAGAAATTCTTGATACAGCATTAAAAGATAAAAAGTGGATGGCTCAAAATGGAGAACGCACAGTAATCAAGGGCATGGCAATGTATCTTGAAACTCGTAAAGTTATTGCTCAACTTCTTGAAGAAAGAAAATCAGCAGGCGGTTCTCGTAGTTTAGATGCCAATAGCAATTCAGATATAGCAGATGCTTTCCAATTATTTAGAGACAACCTAATTGCTGGTAGTCCTGAAACAGAAAAATTCCTTAATCGTTACTTCTCAAATGATACGGTGGTGGTATAAATGGCAGACAAAAAGAAAGACAATACAGTTCCAGCCTCAACGGCTGCTGCACCAACTACTACAACTACAATAGACCCAAAAGTAATGTCACAGTTTACTGAGTTGCTTAAAGTTTCACAGGCTAATAGCACTGGTAACTCAACTGGTGCTGTTTATACTCAACAAGAAGCAGATGCTGGCGTACAGGCTACATACCAACAACTTCTTGGTCGTAATGCTTTAGGTGCAGACTATAAGAAAGCACTTTCTATTTACTTAAACCAATCACAAGATACCAGTGGTACTGGCCGCGCTCAGGCTGTGGCTGATTTCATAACACAAACCCCTGAGTATCGTGCTCGCCAAGAAAATGATTTACTTGATGGTCTTTATACCATGATGTCTAAAGATGTCCAGAGAGCGAGGGCATAGTGGCAACACCTATGAACCCTTATGCACCTCAGCCAGTAACTGTAGCCGAGCAACTTCGTCAGGCTTACATTGGCATAGAGCAAGTTAAGAAACAACTTGCTGGTTTAAAAAGAGGAAGCAAAGAATATAAAGAAGCAAAATCAAATTTAGATGATGCTAAAAAAAGAGTTGCTGACCTTGAGACCCAAGACAAAGCAGAACGCAATGCTGCCAAAGGAAAAGCATCAACAGACAAGCGTGCCAAACTTACCGATGCTTTAGAGCGTGCTAAAGATTATGGAACTTCAGATGATGTAACTAAAGCACAAAACGCATTAGATACATTTGATGGCAAAAATCCAGAACTTAAGCCACCTTCCGAACTTCGTTATGGCCCATCTGGTGAATCTTTAATTCCTGGCACTGCTGCATACGAGGTTGGAAAAACTAAACCTAGTACAGTCACAACCACTACTGACACATCAGGTGTTCAAGTACAGGCTGGCCCTGGATTTAAACCAGGCGGTTCTGCTGGTGGAACACAGATACAGGCTGGTCCTGGATACAAGGGTAAGGTTCCTACTGTTGACCCTAAAACAGCATGGATTGGTTACCTTCAAACTACATTTAAAACTTTACCTCAAGAATTTAAAAATGAAATTGATAGAATATTTGAACAGGCTTTGGCACCAAACAGTGGTTGGACTCAAGATACATTTAATGAGGCTATTCAGCAAACTAAATGGTATCAACAAACATTACCAAGTATCCGTAGTTTTTTCCTTGAAACTAATGACCCAAGAAATCAAGCAAACTTTGCAGAAAAACTACAAATTGAAACTGCTAATGTTGCCGCTAAACTTGAAGGTCTTGGAATTAGGACACAACAAGTAGACCCAGTTACTGGTAAAGTTTATGACAACACACAAACTATTCAGGGTATTGCTATGTCTAAACTTCAAAACGGTTGGACTGATGTTCAATTAACTCAACATCTTGGCGACAATGCTCAACTGTTGTTTACTGGTGGAGGAACCATTGGTAGTTCTGTAAGCACAATTAGAAACGCTGCTTTATCTTACGGCATTAACCTTGACAAGAATTACCTTAATACTATTCAAACATCACTACTTGATATGACCGATGGCCGTGATACTAATTATTATTTAAATGAAATGAGAAATCAAGCAATGGATTTATACAAGCCATTTGCTGAATCAATTAAATCAGGCCGTACTCTTTATGAAATAACTAATAACTATCGCACAAAAATGTCTGACTTACTAGAGGTTGACCCTGAGAATCTTTCATGGAAAGACATGATGAATAAAGTAATTGACCCTACCACTGGTAATGCTCGCATGTTGTCAGACTTTACTAAACAAGTTAAGCAAGACCCATTGTGGCAATATACAAAAAACGCTAAAGAAACCTACAGCAACATGGCTGCAGATTTGATGAAGCAGTTTGGATTCATGGGCTAATGGCAGAAAAAGTAACGGTTCAATCTGGTCAAACGCTATCAAGTATTGCTAAGGCTAATAACACAACGGTTCAAGCAATTAAAGATGCCAACCCAGTATTAACCACTAATGCAAAATATCAAGGTGGAAATGTAATTTTTTCTGGAACTAAACTTAATCTTCCAGGAACAACAACTGGCGCTGCAACTGGTGCTGTAACCCCTGGCGCAGGTGGTGCGGTAATTCCTCCAGAAGTCCCTATTGTACAACAAGGTATCTCTGCTGAAGATTTACAAAAGGCTATTGCTCAAGCACTTGCTGGACAAGCCACTATGTTCCAACAACAAATAAGTGGTTTAACTTCTCAAATAAGTGCTTTAACTCAAAAGCAAGTTGATGACCGCCGTGCTGCTACAACTACAGCCCTTGAAGATTTTAAAGCAAACCTTAATCTTGCTGGCCTAGGTTCATTAACATCTACTATTGATGAATACATTAAACAAGATTTAACTGCATCTCAAATTAAGATTAACCTTTTAGGAACTACAGCATATAAAGAAAGATTCCCTGG